GCGCTCAATCGACGCCAGGCTGCCGAGTTCGTCGGGGTATCCCCCACGACATTCGACAAGCTGGTTGAGCGCGGACATATGCCCAAGGCGCGGCAGTATCCGGAGACGCGCCGTCTGTTCTGGCTGCGATCCGAACTTGAGGACACCCTTAACGAATTGCCAACGGTCGAGGCCAACCCTTACGCTGGGGTTCGCCTGTGAGGCCGGATATGGCAGCTATCGAATGGAAAGGCATCACGCGCGACGTGAGCCGGCATGGCAAGGTGCGCTGGTATTTCAGAGCGCCGGGAAAGCCGCGCGTCAGGCTGCAAGGCGAGCCCGGTAGTGAGGAGTTCGCCCTAGCCTACTTCGCAGCCCGCAATGGCGAGCCCATGCCCCCCGTGCGCTCTACAGGCCCGCGCCGGGGTACGTTCGCTTATATCGTGCGCCACTACCTTACGAGCCGGGATTTCAAGGCGCTCGACCGGAAACTGACCCAGCGCCCGCGCGAACGGCTGCTAGAGGCGCTGGTCGAGAAGATCGGCCACCTGCCCGCGTCGATTGACCCGATGACGCTTCGGCAGTCGGTCAAGGACCGCACTTTTGCGCAGGGCAAGGACTTCCTCGCCGCGCTGCGAGCTGTCTACCGGCTGGCCTGCGATGACGGGCTGGTTGCCTCAGACCCCACAGCAGGCATCAGGCGCAAGCCGAACGTCACGGAAGGCCACAGGACGTGGACGGCTGAAGATTGCAAGGCTTATGAGGAAAAGCACCCGCTTGGAACGCAGGCGCGGACGGCTTACGCCATAGGGCTCTACACGGCCCAACGGATCAGCGACGCGGTGCGCATTGGTCGGCCCCACGAACGAGACGGGCGCTTGCGGTTCACGCAGGCGAAGAATGCGCGGCGCCGCCCGGTGTCGGTGGACATCCCCATTGTCGCGCCCTTGCGCACGGCTCTGGACGCATGGCAGGGCAAGGGCCTGACATGGCTTGAGACGGACTACGGCCTGCCCTTCGCCACGGGGAAGGGTCTGCAGAACAAATTTCGCGAATGGTGTCGGGAAGCAGGTGTTGACCCTGCATGCAGCTTCCACGGGCTCAGGAAGGCCGCGGCAACCCGGATGGCGGACGCTGGATGCACCCCGCATCAGATCATGGCCGTACTCGGCCATAGCACGCACCAACAGGCCGCGACCTACACGGCCAAGGCTCAACGGGCTGGTCTGGCGGACGATGCAATGGGGGCTGTTTTTGGCCGTCCTGTCGCACCTAGGGTCCGGGTGCGACACGCTGGCGAAAAAATCGTGGCGAAACAGACGCTTAAAAACCCGCTGGCAGTCCCTAGGGGAAGGGGCAAAGCGTGACAGATCAAGGCGCTATGGGCAAGGTGCGACAATTCCAGCGTCGTGAGAATTCAAGGGGTTGCGTTTGGGCTTGTCGCACCCTCACAGCCGCCCCAACACCACAGCGAACCAGACCAGCGCGCTTGCGCTCGAGATTGCTAGCAAGAGGGTCTTGAGAAACGGCAGGTATCTCACCGGCGCACGTGAATTTTGACGCTCTGCTCCGGATACCAGCGCGAGCCCGCCTCAACCATGCATTGCCCGTCGCGGTAGTCGGCACGCAGGCCGCTATCAGCCCACCGCGTTGCGCAATCATCCGCATGGCCAGCGACGAACACCCACGCGCCAACAGCCCCGGCAATCGCGACAGCCGAGGCCGCCAGGACTGCCGGGTTGGTTACACGAACGCGCAAGGCTAGCTGAACTTTGGTCGCAGGCTCCACAGCATGTGCCAGATGATCAGCCAGACGGCATACAGCGCGAGGCCGTCGAGGATGGTGTCCAGCCCGATGGATTTGTCATCGAACGGGTTCAGGCCGATCAGGCGAACGCCGACCAGCCAGGTGACGATTGCAACGTAGAAGAACCGGCGAACATTCATCCAGTTCACGGCGCCCCCCTTGCTTGTGATTTCCAGCCCGAGAATGTTCACGTCCAGTCTCCTATGTTTTGCAAATGGCGGCATCAAACGCCGGAGGCCGCTTCTCCGGACAAGCGCAGAAGATCGCGTTGTTATGGTCCCCGATTGCCTCGGCGGTCGGGAGCGTCAGCACGTCGCCGCGCGAGATCAGGATCGGCGTCCCCGTGGTGCAGAGCACTTCCTTCCACACCGCCCCGCTAGTCGCGGAAATGATATTCGGGGAGGCTTTTGGTTCCGTCTGGCAGCTCGACAACAGCGGTATGGCTGCGCACAGCGTCAGCCTCGCGAACGACTTCATTTGTGTTATCCGTGATCTGGGTGATTACTGCGGTTTCGACTTCAGCCGCTTCCTTGTCGCGCTGGTCGTTCACTTCCTTGCGGATGCGCTTGTCGTGTTGCGCCAGCAAGAACTTTCCGGTCAGCGCCATCATGAACAGCGCGCCGATCCACAGGAGCGCGGTGCGCGCCCATTGTGGCAGACCCATCCACAGCGCAATCACTTGAGCGGCCTTGTGGCTTTGCGTTCGCCCCAATGCTGCACGGCTTCCCCGATCACCATGACCATGAAGCCAGAGAACATCTCCATCACGAGCGGATCAGAAACAGCCCCAAGAACCGCGCTACTGCCAGTTTTGAGCATCCACACACGGCCCGCCACAACCAGGAGAAGGCCCCAAAATCGACGGGAGTAGATCATCGACTTGGCATTCGACGACCACTCCTCCGATTTTCTCGTAGCGTCTACAGCGCCGGTCTGCTGGCCAATCGGCACAGGCGGGTCAGGGAGCCTCGGCCGCGGCGCAGGCATGGCAACCGGCGGCGGCGGTGGCTGGGGAGCCGTGACCGCCACCGCCGGCCCTGCAACAGCGGGACCACTCGGCTGCACAGGAGGGGGAGCAGCAACCACCGGAGGCAGATTAGGCGGGGAAGCTTTTGCCTCCGGTGGCACCGCTTTGCCTGGCGCTTCAGCGGCGACAGGCTCAGTTTTCGCGATCAATTCGGACCACGGTTTCTTCAGAATGTCGGATGTGTTCGGCGGCTTCGACGTGTCCAGCCGCGCACGCATCAGGGTGTCTTCAAGCGACGTGCTTTCGTTGGGATCGATGTGACCGGCGTCGGTGAGTTGCAGCTTGATCACGCTAACGCTGCACGCGTTCTCCCACGGTAGATCGGAGAATAAACAGGCCTCGGCCAGCCTTCGCCGGTAGAGGCCCTTGAGCGGCTTGCCCCCTGCCCGACAATTTCTGGGGAATTGAAGCAGAGCGCTTCCATAACTGCCTGGCGTCATCACCTTGCCAGCGTCAGTCACGCCGCCATTGAGGCAGGCTTTCAAGCTCTTCGGGACATAGCCCAGGTTGAACACCAGCGAGGTCAGCGCGTCGAATTCGCCCTGCGTCAACGGCACCGTGATCTGGTCGCGAACAATCTGCGCATGTCGCGCAACGTCCTCGTCCAGCAGCGCATCGGCTTCGGCCAGCGTGATGCGCTTGCCGACAACCGCCACCGGCCCCGTGCGGCCGTAGCCAATCGTCGGGATGTTGATGGGGTCGAGGTAGCCGACGAGGCTTAACCCCTCGAAGTGCCGGATGAGGTCTAGCGCGGCCTTCGACGGGTACAGCTCACTCGGCGGCCTGCGCCGGAGTATCTCGATTGCCATTGTCGTCCTCCGAGAGATCGGCCTTGGTTTCGGTTCGTGCCTTGCGCATGTCTTCGATCAGGCGGCGGCGCGACGTGGTGCGTCCGCCCTTTGCGCCGTTTTGCTGCGCTTCCCGGCGCTTGCTCATGCCCATCTGGACGGCAAGCAAGGCTTGCGCGCCGACAGAGCCGCACGCCTCGAGCAGGATCACCCAGAACAGCGCGAAGATGTCCCTGAACGTCACGCCATCAAAGCCGGGGAAATAGCGCGCGGGAGCCTGGAACACTGCTGGCAAGGCCGGATCGCCTATGGCTGCTTCCGTCGCCTGCTGACGCGCGCCGAGCCTGTCGGTTTCAGCCGCTGCGATCTTTGCGTCCTGCTCGTCCAGCTTGGCCTGCGCCTCGGTCTGATAGAGCGCGATGTTTTTCTCGTAGCTCGAGACGTCATCATTCTTGCTGTTGCCGTCATCGAGGACGAGGTTCATCGATGTGCGAGCCGCGGCGACAAGCTGGTCACGGTCGGCGCGTATTGCGACCTTTTCCTTCTCAGCGCGGGCGATGATCGTGTCGGCGCTTTCGGTCGATGCGCTTTCGGTCTGCGTGACGGCTGCGCTCTTGCGGTAGTGGTAGTCATTGCCCTCGGTCACGAAGCCCAGCGCCGCGACACCGCAAGCCAACAGGCCCATGACCCAGATGAAGCGCAGGGTCTGGCCGGCGGCGGGGTTGATCTTGTTTGTCTTGAGCCAGACAATCGCGAGGCCGCCGAAGATCACGAACGTCCTGAACACGATGCCCGCAGCCATGAAGCTGGCTTCCATGCCAGGCGGGGCGAGCGAGGAATAGAACTTGCTGTCCCAGACGTAGAGCGTCAGGCACGCCACCACGACAGCGGCCCAGAGCGCCGAGAACGTGACAAAGGACACGGTGAACGCGGGAGCGTGATCCCTGACCCACCGGCCAGCAGACGCCCACTCGGCCTTTGTGGGGGCTCTCAACGGCCCAGCCCTTGGAACTCGGCCCAGCGTTCAAGGCCGAGTTGCATCACCGCGAAGCATCCGACCGCCATGAGCACCCATCCGGCAACGGGGATGCGCGACCAGCCGGAAATCTTCTGCCCGTCCTGCACCTGCGCAATTTCGCGCTTGTGGACGCTGAGATCAGAGCGAAGATGGTCAATAGCCTCAATGAGCTTCTGCAAGCTGTGGCGGACTTCCTGGCTGTCGGCTGAGAGTGACGCAAATTTCGTCCGCATCTCGGTTTCGATCGATGTCACCTTGGCCGCGATCTGTTCCACGTCTTCTCCGTTTGCCTTGCGTTTCCGCAGTTGCTCGACGTCCTCCCCAAGCTCACGCAACTCTCGTTTGAGCGCTTTGATGCGCTCATTCCAATCTTCATCCATTGTCCCAGCCCCTCAGTTCAGCGTCAGGCTTCGAGCCAGCGGCCCAGCGTCTGCCGGCGCTCGAGGTCTTGCAGTTCCGCTTGCTCTGCGGGCGTGAGGCCGACAGAGCCGTCTTCGTTGACCTTGATCTCGGGGGCGATGAGGTAGTGGCGCAGCTCACGCAGGCGCTGCGAGATACGCGCGCGTGCATCGTCAATCGTCTCGTCTGCAAGCATCAGGTCTGCGAAATGGTTTTCGGGTTCGGCCAACGCGGGAAGAATCGGGGCCTTGGCTTGCTCCGGTTCTGTAACGCGGGAAACAGCAACCCCAAAATGCGGCTCCAGAGGGATGGCGTCAAACCCCTCTGGCATCGCAACCAGCCGCCTGAGTTCGTCGCGCCACGAGCACCATTCGGGCGATGCAACCTGCCGCTCGATGGCCCGCATAATCTTCCACTCGGAGCGCTGAAGTTCTGCCCGAGCGAGGTAGTCAGGAAGCTTGCTCATGTAAGTGTCACCGTCCCTGATCGAACAGTTCCATCGGAACCCTTGAGTTTAATTGTTGCTGTCGTGTTGTTGGTCGCCTCGATGGTAAGATCACCGTTGGCGGCAGGCGTAATGGAAGCTCCAGGCCGCAGCGTGACGTTGCCGCTGGCGTCGATTGAAAGGGGCGTTGCTTTCGTGGTCCCATTGTCGTTGATCTGCAGAAGCTGAATTACGCCGCCATCGAAAAGCAGCCGACCTTCTTTGAGGTTTGACCCGCCGCCTGAATCGTACAGCTTGAGATAGGCGGCAGCCGCGCCAAGGATCGTCAGATATTGATTGCTGCCGCCAAGCACCTGCATCTCGGATGCATTGCGGCGGATAACCGTATTACCGTCTGCAGCGGTGAAATCGTAGTCCGTAGTGACGTTGCGGGTCTGAATGTTTGCGTAGGACCTGGTTACGCCACTGGCAAAGCGAACTCCGTAGTCAATCGGATCGGCGGCGTCATAGGCGTGAACGGAACCACGGACCTCGATCCCGTCACCGTTGACGATGGAAACGCCTGTTGATGTTGCGCCCCCTGATCCATGCCCATCCTCTTTTGAGAACTCAGCATCGATGACGCCCCAGCCGCTCAGGCTTCCGGTCACGCGAACGCCAATCCAGTTCTGCGAGGCGTTGTGTGAGCCAAACCCGCTCTTGCCGAGAAAGAAGCTGTCCGACACCCGGAAATAGCGCAGGTCATATAGGTCAACGGCCACCTGCATTGCAGCGATATGACCCGCCGTGAAGACAACCTGCGGCTCAAGCGCGCCGGATGGGTTATAATCGATACCGATGTTGACGGACACGATATCGGTAGCGTGGATATAGAGCCCTTCCGTAGCCCCATCGACCACAATCCCTTTCTCCGCTTCAAGGATCAGACCGTGCGAGATTGTGAAACTGGTACATTCACCCTGAAGCTTGAAGCAGTAGGCCGTCTTGTTGGACGCCCGGTCCATTTCTCCGGTAAAGCGAAACTCGTTGATCGAACTGTTGCGGCAGTTGCTCAACAACACCCCGCCAGACCAGTACCCGTAATCGGACGCATCGTCTGCTAGCTGCCGGATGTCGCCTTGGATCGTCACATCTTCAAGCGCAAAGGGGTCTTCAATATCGGAGCTGATCGCCCACGCGCACTTGAGCGCCGGCCCGATGTTCTCGGCAGAGGTCGTCAGCGTGACACCGCGAAGCTCAAAGCGAGGAAGCGCGTTTGCCGTGCTAGTTGTGGACGAGAAGTCCAGCCCCTTGGTGCAGCTTGTGGAGAACCTGATATAGCAAACATCACGGCCAGCGCCGTAGATCAGCACGTCCGTCTGATCCGCCACAACCATCTGGTTTAAGTTGCTTGAAATATGGAAGCGACCTGAGCCGAGGAACAACGGACGCCCCGATGCCTTGGCCGCCGCGAACGCTGCATCGAAAGCCGCTTTGCAGTTTGTCGAGTTGTCGGCTACCGCGCCGTACTCAGGCCAACGCCAGTCGATGTGATCGACAGCCAGGCCATGGATCATGCGCGGATGCGCTTTTAGCAAAGCCATCGTGCTTCCTATCTTCTACAGTGATGGTAAATTCTTGGAGATCGAACCTTGCGGCAGATCACGGCGTCATGTGGGTGGCCAAAGCCGCCCGGCATCTGCTCACCCGGTAAGGGCGGACTGAGTGGACGAGGCTACTCGATAACGCTAACGGCCACGTTCCAACGCTTCAAGTCGCCTGGTCATCTCTACGACTTTCCAAATCAGGGGAACAACGAAGCGGTCGTAAGCCACCCCCTCTGGTTCTGGCGTATCCAGTGGAATAGCCTCGCTATGCTGCGTCTTGATGGGCTCTCCTTTGGCGTCTAGCCCGTCCTCTTCCCATGTTCGGATGGTGTGGGTTCGGAACTGCACGAACTGTGGCGCCGCCGCAACAAGCGCTTCTGCCGACAGGCCGTAGTGTCCCCAGTTTGGATTGTCGTTGGCGCACTTGGAGCGATACCAGATCGCCGCCTTCTCTGCCGCCGCCAACAGGCTATCCATCCGCGCCGGATCGGCTGGTTCCACTTCGCGCTTGTACTTGAGCGATGATGTCGAACGAACAAGATTGCCGCTAGAGTCCACGAACACGTTGGCGGCCGAAGCCGACGTGAGATTATAGACGCCGGGAAGCTCCACACCCAGATCAGCGCGCCGCACCTTAAGGCCGAAGCCGATGAAGCCAGCCGCATCGGTAAAGCAGGTTAGACGGAAATTTGAACCGGCATTGGCCCCACTCTCGCTTTCACTCGTGGCCAATGCCAGATCATTCCGGACTGAGCCAGCCGTCGCGCCTCGGATGTACTTCGCATACCCCGCGTCTGCGCTGTAGACGTTAGAGACGTCCGAGGCCCCGGCCGTCCATGTAGTCGTTCCAGCATCACACAGCGGAACCGCCGTTCCTGACTGGCCCGTGTTCCGGATCGCCGCTGTTCCAAGCGTCCAACTTGACGCTCCAGACAAATTAAGCGTGACGTTTTGGTCCCCGGTTGTGACGGTCAGCGTCCGATCTGCCGTAATGTTGGAGCCCGGCGCAAGCGTCAGATTGTGGCTGGCGTTAGTGTCCTTGATCTTGAGGCCGGTGTTGGCAAACGGCGCATTGGTGATGAGTGTGCCGCTGGCGCTGTCTACGTAGCTGTATCGCGTATCGCTCGCCGCGCTGTTGATCGTGCCGGATGAACCAGCATCAAAGCGCCCGCCCTCAATGACCACGCCCGCGCCTGTGCTCGCTACATTCACCGCGTATGTCATCAGCGGCGAACCGCGATCATCAATGACTTCGCAGCCTGTCAGCCGAAGCGACGTGATGTGTTCTGCGGTGATGCCTGCAAAGCCGCTCCCGGGATTATAAACCACGCAGCCCACCATCTTGGCGGCGCGGACGGTGTCTGCCGTGCGGCCCTGAAAGGAGAAGCCGCGCCCGCCTGGGCTGATGGCTTTGCATCCGGTATAGGTCACGAGGTCGGGCGCAGTCGTATCGGATGGCGAGCCGGTGCCGTCATCTACCGATGTGAACGCCGCCGTGTAGTCCGCATCAAGGGTGGCATGGCCTGTCCCGTCGCCCCGGCTGATGCAGTTAACGTACTGGATGCCCTGCCCGGACTCGCGACCGAAGCCTCCAAACACGTTGGCGGCGGATGTGCAGTTGACGTACTGGACGTCTTTAGTGTCGGGCGAGAACCCAAACACATTGAAGCCGAGGCCGTTGTTCAGCTCCGCATGGCAGGCAATGTAACGACACTGCGTAGATTCGGGGTCAACAGAGAAGCCCTCGAAAAACTGTGAGGGCGTATTCTTGTAGCCGTTGTTGTAGGCCCTGCATCCGATCAGCGTGACGCGGGCAATATCCTCACCCGCCGACCCATAAACTGGGTAGTGACCATTAGCACCGTTGTCGTTGAACTGACAAAACTCGAACAGCACATCGCTGCCGCCCTCCTGCCTGACGCCGTTTTCATCCCCGTTCTGGAAAATGACATTGCGACAGACAATCTTGTCAGTGCTGGCTGTGTGGAGACAGTTGCCGGAGAACCCCGCGCCAGTTGCGTTGTTCGCCTTGTTTCCGTCCAGCGTCAGGTCTTCAAGGCAAAGGAAAGAGCCGGCCGAGGACTCCAGGAGATTGTCGTCATTGCTGGCGCGCAGCTTGATGACACTGCTTGGACCTTCCCCCTTGATGCGGATCGCAGCAGGCAGCGCGCTCGTGTTGATCCACACCGTAACGTTGGCCGGAACGCGCAGCGTCTTGCCGGACGCAGCCGTCAGCGCGGCCTGAAACCCTGTCGTGTTGTTGGCGGCGGCGAAATCCGAAATGTGATCGGCCAGCCAGACTTCATCGGTGAAGCGCGTCGCAAGCGAGCGCGCCACCGTGGACCCGCTCGCCATCACCATCAGGTTGTTAGTGGTGGCCTTCCTGTTCGTGGCGCCCTGACGGACGCCGTGAACTTCCGCGCCGGTCCCGTTGGTGAGCGTGGTGAAGGCGTCGATGTCCGCGAAGTTTCCGGCAACGCCTTGAAGCCCCTGAAACGTGAAGGTGCGGAAATAGATCAGTGACCCACTTGGCGGAGCTTGGCTAAAGGTGACCGTCGAATCCGTTCCGTCAGTAGAAACATCATAACTTGCGGCGGGCTGAAGAATGCCGTCGATTGTAACAAGCAGTTGGTAGGTCGAGGAAACCTCAACGCCCGTCAGATCGAACTCGGTCTCTGCCCCATCGCCAACGGCATCCGGCTCCGCAAAGGTAAGCTGATCGATCTGAAGATAGGTTGCGCCGAAAACCCCATCGACCAGATCAACGGTCAGGAGTGTTGTCGCAAGGTTGGCGGTCTTCACCGTAAAAGTTACATCAACCGCATCATCAACGTAGATCGGCCCGCACCGCCCGTCGCCATCGGCAATTTGCGGGTTTGCCACTGGCGTTGTGAGCCCGCTATTAGAATAGCCCACAGCTGGCGTTGTGGAGTTTCTGAGGCTGATGAAAGTCCGCGCGCCGGATTCCGCGCCGGACCCGCCCACCGCGACCGCGTTATAGACAAATGCTTTGACGGCCATTGCTCAGGCTCCAATGCGAAAAGCCCCGCCGAAGCGAAGCCGGGTCGTTTGTGGTGGGGGTGGGTTAGGTGTTAGCTTGCGCGCCTGATTAGGAGGCGGGGGAGTATGGGACTTATCGGGCTGGGCTTGTTACTTTTCGGGCTATACTGGGGCCTTGGCGTGGGGCCGTTTTTCTTCTGCCTTGTCGGCATCGTCCTGCTAGTGGCGGAAGATCATAACCGGCGTCGTTAGCAGTCTGCGCGGGTTAGGTGTAAGGATATGCGCCGGATTAGGAGGCTCACTTGAAACTTTGGATTGCTGGCCTGATGTGCGTGATGTTCGGCGTTTACGGGTTCTTCCCCGCGTCGTTTCAGACCTGGATCATGCCGCTTTGGGTTAGCTTCGTCCTGATCGTCTCAGGCGGCGCAATGATGCTGTTCTCACGGGATGTTGGCGCTGCGCCGGATAGCGTCGAGGATTAGCGCCTGATCGGCCTGCGCCTTTTTGACGTTCGGTCGCGTGTATTCGTAAGGCATCTTGAACGCGCCGGCCGTTCTTGCGAGCGCCGCCACCTGACCGAACCGCTGGAAGGCAATGGCCGCAGCTTCGGCGTTCTTTGCGCTTTCTAGTCGCGCCATTGCGATTTCAAGGTTGGCCGCGTTGCCTTCGGCCTGCGCCTTGTCCACCGCTGCCTGCGCCTGTTTCGCTTCCTCGTGGAAGCCCTTCGCAAGATTTCCGGCAAACTCGCTCTCAGCCATCGATGCCCCGATGACAGCCATGTCCATCATCTTAAAGTGCTTGGTTTCCGGCTTGAACAGGTCAAACGCATCTTTGGCATTCGGTCGGGCCATCCAGTCGCCGCTGTTGTCGGTCATGAACGGGACGCCTTGCTTCGGCTCAAGGCCAACGCGCTGTTTCAGGTTGTCAGGCTTCCCGGCGCCGCCCTGATAGAAGAACTCATTAAGATTGGTTGCGCGTTTGCCCATCGCCTTGCGTCCAGTCATTATGTCGGACGTTGTCGGCGTTGCATCAGACAGCAGCCTGTTGAGAGATGCGGCGCGCGTTGCTGACTGTGCTGCGGTTTTGTTGACCGCGCCTTTCCGCATCAGCGCGCCGGCCAGAACGCCTGCGCCGATGCCGACCCACGGCCCCAGCTCGCGTGCCAGTTCGACCATGCCGTCAGGCTTGGTGCGATCAAATGCTCCTTTCATCTCGATTTCAGAGCGGCGCTGTTCGGCCTTGCCTGAGATGTTCTTTTCGCGGTTGCGACCTTCATTGATTGCCGCCTCGAGGTCTTTGCGTGCAGTCTGAATAGCGGCGCGAGTATCGGGCCCCAGATTGCCGTCTGGCCTTCCGCTGGCGCTGACCTTCAAGCCGCGCGTCTCTGCCAGATACGCCTGCTTTTCCTCAACCGTGCCGTTGAGGATGATATCAAGCTCGGCTTCCAGCCCTTTGATGCGCTCGCGCTCTTGAGCCAAAGGAGCCAGAAACTCGTTGTTTGCGTCTGCTTCCTGCGCATTAGCAATGCCGCCAAGCCCGCCTGCCACACCGCCTGCGGCAGCGCCTGCTACCACACGCGGAGCCAGTGCGTTCGTCGGCGGTCCTGTCGGCGTCGGCGGCGGCTCCACGTTCAGTGGGTTGCGCGGGGGGCGAGCGCCGTAGATGCGCGCGAGGTTTTCGTCAGTCGCGCCGCCATAGAGCATCTGGGCAATGCGGTTGCGCTGGTCCTGCGTGTAAGCCCCGGAGCGGGACAGCGCGGCCAAGGCGGCTTCCACGGGACTGCGCACCGCGCGGAACGCATCGGCCGCCGCTGCGCCGAGGCCACGGTCAGCCATTCCAGCTTGCGAGGTTGCAGAACCGAAATCCGGGTCACGCCTCTGGGCGTTCTTGAACATGGTCTGATCGGCACGGATGCGGGCCGTAAGCTCGTCAGCGGTTTGCTGGTCAAACACCGCGCCGAACACCTGGCGCATCCGTTCGCTCGACAAACCATCGATGCCGCGACCTTTTTCTATGTCCAGCACGATCTTTTCGACAGTTCCCATCTGCAAGGCTGTCAGCGGCTTGCCCGTGAGCCCTGATGCAATGGCGCGAACCTTCTCGACCGACAGGCCGCCGCCGGCGACTTGTGCGCCCTGCTTTCGCGCCTCTCGCATCCGGGGAGCATCGGCTCCGTCGCGGACGGCTTTGTAGTCTGGCATCAGCGCGTCGAGTTCATCTTTGATAGCGCCGCGGGCCTTCTCAAGTTCATAGGCCGCCTGCCCGCCCGATCGCTTCTGGCTTTCAATGGTGCGGTCGAGGCCACGCTTCACGAGGTCCCATATGCGCGCGTTGCTGGGGGCTTGGCCCGCTGTCGTCTGAAGGCTTTCAGACGCCTGGATGGCGCGGCGCACGTAAGGGCCAACGATGGGGTCGTCTGCGAGCTGCATCAGGCGCTCAGAGTTGACGCCTGCGTGCCGTGAAAACAGCGCCTCGTAAGCCGGGCTGATCTGCTCAGACGCCTGCTTGATGGCAACGTCCATGTCGCCGGTTACCGTCTCAGGGTTGATCTTCGTCGTTGCCTGAACGTCCGAGAACAGTCGGCCCGTGCGTGTGCGGGCAAGATCGCCCACCTGCTCGCTTGCAAGTTCCGCAGCTACACCAGGCTGACGCGACAGACCAACGCTGATGTTCTGCGCGTTCTGCGTCAGGTTTGCCAGCGGTGCCGGTTTGTCGCCAAATTGCGCTAGATTGGCTGCTCTGATTTCATCAGCCGAACGGCCTGCCGGAGCCAGCGCATTTCGCGCGGCACGCACGGCAACCGCTTCATTAAACCCGCCGCCACGGATGGCGCTACCTGCGGCCCGGTATCCACGCATCGCCGCGCGGGGAAACAGCACCCCAGCCGCTGCACCCGTCACCGGGTTGATGATATCCGGCCCGCCATTGCCGTCCCCGCCAGAGGCAGCGAAGGCATCGCCTGCGCTACCCGCAAACGCACCCACGCCACCGCCAACGATCCTGTCAGCGTTGTTCCGCAGGAAGCTGCTCGGCTTGGGCTCTGCTGGCCTGCTGAAAGGCGCGGGCTGCGGCTGGGGGGCTGCGGCTTGCGCAACGGGCTTGCCCACAGGCGGGGCTCTGGTGGCCTGCACGGCCGCACGTTCCAGATCGGCCACGTTCAGCGCAAGCGTGTTTTTTGGTACGGTCAGGCCGCGCGCTGTCATTGAGCCGGGAAGCATCTGAAGCGCTGCAAAGCTGCCATCAATTGCAAACTGCTGCGCGCCCTCGATGGCTTTCTGCATGTCGTTGTCAATGAGGCCAGCGCCAGCGTCACGCAGGCCCAGATAGGCGCGTCCGAGGTCATCAACGGGCGAGACGAACTCAACTGCCATATTTGCGGCAAGCAACGGGTCTTCCGGTGCAACCTTTGCAATTTCCGTAATCTGACCGCCCGTCATTCCCGTGATGGGAGCCTCAAGGCCGCGAACCGCATTGATGGCGTAGTCAGTCACGCCACGGAGCGGGTTGTTGTAATCGGTCGTATCATTAATCGGCGCTTCAGGCGCGCGGGGCTTGGCATAGCCCGACTTGGCGAGCGGGTCAGCCACATAGCCCATCGCCGCCATGCGCTGCGGGTCTGCGGGCTTGGCATCGAACGCCGCGAAGCCGCCAGGAATGGCCGCTGCGGCTTCTTCGATGATGGCGTCAGTCTCGGAGCGGAGGGACGGCCCGGCTTCCGCCTCGGCGCGTTTCCGCTTCGCCTGCGCAACCGCAAGCGCTTTCTGTTGTTCGATTGTGAGGGGCATTATTGGAACAGAGCCTTCTGTTCAGGCGTCATAAACTCCCAATCGGCAGGGTCCACACCGTCAGGCACGCCCGCCGCTGCCGTGGCCTGCGGCTTGGCAAGCAGGAACGGGACGCCCTCTCGCGTCTTCTTCGCGTTAGGCCGCGCACGTTCAAGCAGTTCTGTCGGTATCTGATTGCGTCCGCGCGAGATGTAATCTGTCAGCACGCTCAATTGCGCCTTGGCTGATGCGGCAGACTTTCCGATAGCTTCGGAGCCGGTCACATCGGGAACAGCCGAGCTGATAATCTCGAGGTCAGGGCCGTTCAGCACGCCGAGGTTGAACAGTTCTTTTGCCTGGATGAGAATGGCGGTGCGAGCGGCATCCAGTTGCTTGGCTTTCGGATTGTCGCCACCGATGCCGGTCGTCCAGAGCTGCGGCCCGGCAGCATCGATCAAGTCCGTGTAAGCTTTAAGAGCGCCGTCCACGGAATCGAGCGTTTGGGCTTGCTGAATGAACTTGCTTTGCTGCGTCGGCGTGTATTCCGATGCGGGCTTTGCGCCAGAGATAACCTGCGGCTCGCCAGTGCGGTTGTTAATCTTGACTGCGGTCCCAGCGGGAATGCCCCACGAAAAAAGGTCTTGAGGGGTTGCCGGCCGGTACGTGTCCGCAGTTGAGCTTGGCGATTGACTGCCGCGCGCGATTTGCGTCCTCATTCCTACATAGCCGGGAATGGGTTGCGGAGGCCCCTTGCCGTCCTGCCCGTACCACATGCCTTCGGGAAGATCGGCGGGCGGCTCGGTCGGCTGGCGAAGCATGGTGAGGCGTGAGCCATCCGGAGCGGTCGGGTTATATTCTCCGAATGCACCACCACCGAGGTTGAACGGCGTCGGCTGGCCAGCTTTCGCTTCCTGCTGCTTTAGCACCGCCGCTTGATATGCAGTCATCGGCTCCTGCACGACAGGCCCAATCCCCGCCTGCGCCGACAGCGCCGCGATCTGGCCGTCTAGCTCCTGGTCACTGAACTTCGACACGTCCAGCGGCATCTGCGAGACGTCCTGCCCGATGATCTGGGAGATGACCGGCGCGTTCTGTTGCCACCACTGGCCGCGCTGCGTCTCTGGCAGGGCGCGTTGCTGCTGCATCAGGGCGAGCGTCTGCTTGAGTTTGTCGCCGTCGGCGGCCTTGTTCGTCGCTTGGCGCTTCTCAAAGCCTGCGGGGTCAAAGCCACGCTGAAAGCCGTCGAAGGCCGACGCCAGAAGCGCATTGCTTGGCGGTCCTTGCGGGGGCGAGAACGGGCTGACCGTAGACGCGGCCATCGGCGGCGGTGTGTTTGGCGCACTCCGCATCGCACCAGGCTGATAGGCATCAGCCGAGACGTCATAAGCGGGCGCAGGCGCGGGCGCACCCGTCGCCATCGCCAGCGGGTTTTTCCTTGCGGTGTAAGCAACCATGATCAGTTCGTCCAACCCTGTCCGGGATAAGCAGCGCGAGCAGCATCAACATAGCCGGCTTGGCCGTAGGTCGGCGTTCCGGGTTTCTTGAACATATCACCGAGCGACCCAGCCGCCGCCGAGAGGCCTTGCCCATAGCCCTGATATGCGGACGTGAGCGCATTGGCTCGAGCATTGCCCGCCTGCATCATGGCGTTTCCAGCGTTCGCGCCGTAATTGCCGGCCGCAGTTGATGCGAGCTGCGAGTTCGTCTGACCCATGCCTGCGAGGTTGGACAACTGGTTCGTGTAGTCACCAAACGCGCCGTAGGTGTTGCCCGCTAAGGTTTTCGCGTAACGGCCCTCTGCGGCCCCGCTGATCGACTTTCCCGCTGCGCCGAGGTTGCCCTTGATCTGGTCGAACTGGCCGTCGCTGATCGTCGTGGCGAGCTTTGCGTAGGGGCTGGCGTAGAAATCCGCGAGCGGGTTGGACGGCCCACCCATCGCGCCGCCCTGCATCTGATCCGCGCCGCCGACCGGCATGTTGGTCTGGTCGGAAGTTGGCGCGAGCGTGCGGCCCTCGTTCTTGCCGAACTGGTTGTAGTGCCAGTTGGCGTAAGCGTCCTGATTGCCGCCAAACAGCGCCTTGATGTCCGGCTTGGCCCACTCGGCCTGAAGGTCCGGCTGCTGCATGTAGGTGCCGTAGTCGAATCCGCCGGGAGCCTGCGTTGCCACTGTCTTCCAGTTGTCGCCGCCATTGCGGACAAGACCGCCCAGCGCGCCACCGACAGCGCCGCCGAGAGGACCGCCTAGGAATGTTCCGGCGATGCTTCCTATCGCGCCCGCAGCCGCGTTAGGCCCGCCGCCGCCTGAACGCCCCTGCACAGCCTGTCCCGCGCCGAGGTTGGGCAGCATCTGAGAACCGCCGCTCATGCCACCGCCAGAGAAGCCGCCACCATAGGCCGCCTGATAGTTTTGCGGCGCGATGCCGAACAGCGCTGCGAGCTTGTTACTGGCAGCACCGCCGGTCATGTAGCCAGGAGCTGCAAGGCCGCGCTGGTCCATGTAAATCTGGCGCTGCAATGCGCTCGTCTGGTTGGCTGCGTCCTGTTGCGCTTTGGCTGATGCCTGCCCGCCTTGGCCCGACATATAGCCGCCGGCCAGTGACGCGCCCGCATTGATCAACGCAGGCGCGTTATCAAGGGCGAATTTTACGACCTGATCCCAAGACATT